TTATATCTTCTTCTGTTTCGTCTACTGTTTCTATTTCGTCATCATCGGTATCAGATTCATCGTACATATCTGGAAAATGTGTTCCTATTTTTTTACCAACCTCGTACATCGTACAATATTTCATGGCATATTCTAAATCTTCTGAAAGTACTGTATCTCTTCCACACGCTTTAGCGTATTCAGCTGCAAGTATTACAGACTGTTCTAAAATTGGTTGTATAATATTAATAGCGGAGTCCTGAACCTGACCAATTAAATCGGCATTCGCGTCTTTCTCTATTTGACTCATTATATGTTAAATAGTGTCGTAGCTATACCGTTCTCTATCCTGAGAATATTATAACTAAGGGCATAAACTCTAAGCTCTCTTATACCTTGATCGTAATCTGGGTTAAGAGTGAGTTTTATGTTCTGATCTTTTATAAGACTAAAGTTAACTTGTCCCGTAGGATACCAACGTTCTGGTTCCAAAGCAAAACTATACGAATAAAATCTTCTGAATAATTGTGTTCTTGAATGATGTATACCACTTTGAATTGCTCGTAAATTTATAATATCACCTGTTTTTTCATTTAATATAATTTTATCGTCTAAACTTAATTGTAAATTTCGTAAAGATTCAAAATTTAAATATTCTCCATTTAAAAATTGGTAATCTTTAAGATCGTAATCGAATGTACTCGTAAAATCTGTACTATCTAATACCCTGTTATTTTTCCTCTGTATCACAAAGAAAAGTTCCTTTACAGGATTTTTAAAATTAAGTCTGTGTTCGATGGTTTGGTTTACTGTATTTGAAGTTGGGTGCGCGGGTATTGTTCTTTTGTTTTGTTGGATTTGTGTTATTATATGGTTAATTCTATAATTTTGTAATTTTTCTTTTTCATCTCGAATTAATTCTATCATTTCTGTTGAAATTTTTAAATTTTTTATTAGACCTTTGGGACTTCCTGCACAATACATATTATAGTCTTTCGAAGAAGCATGAACTCTTCCGTATATACAATCGTTCACGTCTCGTAATTTTAAAACGACTTTTATTTCCTGTTGTGTTATAGCACATATGGGTATAGCAAGTTCTGGGTTATTATGAAAATAAAATGGTAAATTTACTGTAAACGATTTAGGATACGCGTTTGATGTATCTGCAAATCCTAAATATGAATTTATAGACGTATCTGATACTTCTGTACCAGATTTCTCTAGAGGTGGTTTTCCGATAAGTTTCGATAAATTTTCTTGTTTTGTTTGTGTAACGAAATTTTCTGAATAAATTTCTAAAAAGTCGCTATCTATACGCTGAATTAATTCACTTCCTATGTACAATTGTGCGTATTCTATCATGGCGTGACCTATAGTTTCTAGGTATCCAAACCCAATGTAAGGAGACCCTAAGTGGTTTTGTGGTATTGGATTAAGTTCTATTTTTACACTTATATTTTTAATAAGATCACCCTGATTTTGTGGTATTGTACATTCTAATGTATTATTAAATTCTATTTCACCTGTTACGTCTAGATCGGTGTTAAATATTGAAAAGTTTTTATGTTTTATATGATCTTTAACAAAATACGTATATTCTGGGTCGTCTGTAAAAAATACGTCTTGTGTTCCCTCTGTTGATAGCTGTAATCTACCAGCCATTACTAGTATAACTCACTAAAATTTTAAACCTGCTAATCCTCCTTTAATACATAACGTATTATAGTTAACCGCGTATAAGTATACCGTGTGTCCAAAGGATGGATCTGGGTTATCGAGTTCAATTTCTAATAGTTTATGAGATATCCTGCTCATATTAACTTGTCCGGTTGGATAAAATATTTCGGGTTTTAATGAAAAGCTATACACACCAAAATTATTTTTTGTTGTCCCTGTATAATATTTGAGTGGATGATCGTAACTCAGAGTTAAATTATCAGCATCGAATATAACATTATTATTAAATTTTAAATTAACATTTTTTATTGGATTATATTTACTTAAATCATCACTCACAGCCATAAAAAACATCTCTTTTACGGGATTTTTAAAATTAATCATAATTGATTTTTTGGATATAGAAGGATTCATTTTAAATTGTGACATTTGAAGTTGTGTAATGACGTATTCTTTCTCACTAGTCAGTAAAAAGTTTTTTTCGTCTTCTGTTATGTAAAAGAAATCTGTTATTAAGGAAACATCTTTTATGGAAGCTGATATGTCAGATGGAGGGCTTTCTATTCCACCATTACTTAATGTATAACTGAGTGTGACATCCTCTATTTTTTTGAATTTTATATGTATTTCTACAATTTGTTTTCTTAATGCACATATTGGTATAGATAAACTTGGGTGTCTAAAAAAATAGAAAGGTAAAAGAACATTATACGTATATTCTCCACTACTTGGTACTATGTAATAATTTTGTCCTGATAGAAAGTAATTTGTTTGGTCGTTATCGTCAAACGTATCGTGTATTTGATTATACATGTATATGTAATCACCCGTTATACGTTGGATAGTTTGACCACCTATTATTAAATCTGCATAATCTATTATCCTTGATCCTATCGATCTCATGTATCTGGGTTGTTTTATATTGAAATTCGACCCCATCGTTGGATGATTACTACAGTAATAGTATAGGGTTGATGGTGCATTTATAGGTACGGTAAACGTTATAAGAGATGAACCTGGGTTTGTTACACCCGTCGTGTATTCTAAACCACCGTTATGTGTACCATCTGATGTTTCTGAAAATCTAAAAGGGTGTGTTGTGTGATCAGCATTGTTAAAAGTATACGTAGTGCCTTCATAAAGGGTTAATTCATTTCTCTTAATTCCGTTTATATAAAAATACCCAGCAACAGCGGCAACTGTAAAAGTTTTATTAGATGCCTTGGGTTGAGGTAAAGTAAATTGAAGCATAGCACTTCGCATGAGATCACCCTTGTTATTGGGTATACGACATTCATTAATGGTATCAAAATTACAGTTCCCATCAAATGGGGTTTTTACTGCTTCTGTAGAAAATTTGGTATGTCGTTTAAAATTCATCAGGAAGTATGAAAAATCTGGTTCTTCTGTGAGCCAGTAATCCTGTACACCTGTGGCAGTAAGGTTTAAACGTCCAGCCATTCTTATTAAGTGTGAGTAAAATATTATGAAATAAAACGATACGGTATCATAGAATGAATCTTCAACTTAGAAAATTCAAGCCTGAAAACATGGCCGACGATAAAGTTTGTGTTTTTATAGGTAAAAGAAATACTGGGAAATCGACTTTGGTAACTGATATATTATTTCACAAAAAGCATTTACCCGCTGGTATAGTGTTATCTGCAACAGAAGAAGGTAATCATTATTATCAACAGTACATACCAGATCTTTTCATATACGGTGATTACGACAGGGAAGCTATAGAACGTGTTATGGATAGACAACGAAAATTAGTCGGTGCTGGAAAAAGTAATTGTGGTGCATTTCTTCTTTTAGATGATTGTATGTACGATTCCAAATTTATGAAAGACACGTGCATAAGACAATGTTTTATGAACGGTCGTCACTGGAAGATATTTTTTATGTTAACTATGCAGTATTGTATGGATTTACCACCAGCACTCAGGGCAAACGTAGATTACATCTTTATTTTAAGAGAAAACATTATTCAAAATCGTGAAAAGTTATATAAATCCTTTTTTGGAATTTTTCCAACTTTTGAGATGTTCAATAAAGTCATGGATTCGTGTACAGAAAATTACGAGTGTTTGGTATTGGATAACACGTCTAAGAGTAATAGAATAGAAGATTGTGTTTTTTGGTACAAAGCAACTTTACGAAAAAACTTTAAAGTTGGTGCACCACAATATTGGCAAACACACAAAAAGATGTTCAATCCAAAACACGGTAATATGAAAATAGGTGATAGAAATGCAGTTAAAAAAACAACACAATTAAAAGTTATTAAGAAGAAATGAATAGTTTACGAATTTTATCGAAAAAATTGTTACAGAAAAAAATTGTTACACCGTTAGTTTATCCAGTGTACAATGAAATTACATCGGGTGGTGAAAGTGATGAAGGATACCGTGTATTGATTGATGTGTGTCACGAAACTAAAACAGTTTATGTTGATCACGACATGTGTGATTACGACGAATTAAACGATTTACCGAAAATTATAAAAACGTTTGGGTGTTTGTATCCAAATTATAATTTAAAAAGTTAATTATTTTGAATTGTTATATTATAAATGATCAGTGTAGTTATACTGAATTGGAAAAGACCTAATAATATAATTAAAGATATATTACCAGAAATTGTTAATTATAAATTAGTAAATGAAGTGATTATTTCTCATGGAAATAAAGAAACGTATTTTAAAACACCCGAGTATAGTATTGTTAAACATTATCACGATGCGGATTTAAATGATACTTTAGGTGTTGCACGAAGATTTTTAAGAGCGACACATGCAAATAATGATTGTATTTTAATTTTAGATGACGATAGATTACCTTCAGAGAATTACGTTAATCGTATATATGAAGAATATAAAAAGGATCCCTATACAGTTATTGGTACCGAAAAAAGATACGTATCTTTTAAAAATGGATATAATAAAGATCAGATTCTATCCTACAAAAAACCAGAACAAGGCGATATATTAATTGTATTAACTCAAACTTTGATGACTAATAAACAATTGTGTAAAAATTTCATGGATAAAAAGGATAAAATGAACGATTTTGCCTTGAAAGCTAAACCTATATGGAACGGCGAAGATATATTATTTAATTTAATTTTTATTAAAGATTTTAATAAAAAACCTATATACATTAAACCTGAAAATGAACGAAAGTTAAAGACTAACGATGCAATAAACGATATACCTGGTCATTATACATACAGGGAAAAATTTGCTAGAGCCGCTTTAGAAAGATACGAAATAGTAGAGCATAATAGTGGATGTTTTAAATATACTACTATATTTTTACTATTAGTTTTATATTTACTTTTTTTGATTTTTTATATTTTTAGATTATCAGGCTAATGCGTGTCATATTAAAACAAAAAATACACACAGTAAGTAAATGACCGATGTTATGACAATGAATTTATCTGATGCGGGTGATAGTGGTATGGTATCGTTAAATAACAATCAATCGAGTAATTTTGTACAACAACCTCCCGATAACATACAGTTTCAAGATAATCCGCAAAATATAGCGTCAGAAAAAAATATGAGTGAAAA